TAGCTGCACCAATAATTCTCATTGGATTCATTGTAGTTGTTGCTCCACAAGTGCGGGTACAGCTGCACTAGCAAGGTCTTGTGCGGAAGAGGCAATGCCTGTTCCAACTGCGTTTGCTGTGTTTGCTTGGATTTGCATTGCTTGTTCGTTAGCCTTCTCCTGATTGATTTCGTCCTGTGACTTAATCCAGTTTCGAGCATCGAAACCAAGTGCTGTAATGAGTGCGCTAGAGTATGAGTTCCACCTAAACGTGGATAACGCTTCTGGGGGTAGGTTGCGTACCATCTCACCCATCTGCATTAACTTCTGTAGATCTGAATCACGACTCAAAGCCTGCAACCCGGTAACGATGCTGACTGAAATTGTTCCATCCTTATCGAAGAACTGCTCCGTGAGTCTTTCATCAAGAAGCTTGTCCTCCAACATCTGTACAATGCATCGCTTTACAAGTGGTTCCATCAAAGTTCTTGCGATGGAAGAGAAAGCTCCACCAAGAACAGTCTCAAGCTCCTGACCAATCATCCTAACGGCAGTCGCGGTAACACGATCTCCGGAAGGGATTGCTTGGCCTGTCATAAGAAAAGCCTGACCAACCTCTCTCCGCATGTTATCAACAGCCTGAGAGGCGGCGGCTACCTGTGGTTGAATTGTTCCGGCTGGGGAGATGACGGAGATGTCAGATGACTTGGCGGCGACAAACGATCCGTTTCTAACGCCAGCAATATCGTCTACTTCCGTAATACCTTGTGGATCTACGGCAATCCAGAAAGCACTGGCAGCTGCCATTCCTTCAATCTGAGCCTTGGTATATGCCTCAAGCGTGTTGAGGTCTCCAAGAATATCCTCGCAGTGTGATCGGCCATAGTTCTCACCAGCAATTGAATACCAGCGAAGAACAGCCATGGGAACCACGGTGTAGATGCCAGCTTCGATCACATCTCCTTCGGCGTTTTCCTTGGAGTAGGACCAAGAGCCATCGTCCATCTTCTGGTACTGACAGTAGAATGTCTTGTAGCCAACACGATGTTCAATATCTGAATACGACGAGTAGTCGATAAACTCCGGATCATCAACCTGATACTCAAGGTGGATAACCTCTATTACTTCTCCCATGATATCCCGCTGAACCGTGTACTGGTCCAGACGGTAAATTGTGAAGAAGTAGTTTGAGTCCATCTCAATGAGGGTATCACCAGTAACAATCAGGTGTTGTAGAGCCTGATATACTGTTTCCCTAAGGTTGGTTGAGATTAACTTGTTGTATACCTGAAACGACAACGTATCCAAAAACTGTTGTACTTCGGCTGGTGCTTGACTGCCATCCTTTAGTTGAAACTTAAAGAATGGTGTGTCGTTTAGTGGCATCAATGCGCTTAGAATTCTACTGGCAAGCCCGGTAACACCCCGACTACCAATGGATGAGTAAGGCTGTGGCAGAGCCAAGCCCTCACTCCATCCTTCTGGTGGCAGCAGTGTTGGAACAGTAACAGCTGAGCAGTATCTAGCCCGATCTAGTTTTGTTTGACGATTGCCGTGCATCCGTTGAAAACGTTCGGCTAGTGTGTTCACATTGGCCTCTGCGTTGTTACGCCTTTATTAAGGGCTTCAAAGAATGTAAGAGCCATTACGCCCTTCTCCTTTTCCTCCTCATCTTCGAGACCTTCAGCCTCTTCGATAAGAGCCTGCTCAGCCCGGTTGGCAGTGGCTATCTTCTCGGCCTCAACTGCGGCGACTCTTTGTCTTTCCGCCTCTTCTCTAGCCACTCTGCGATTCTCTTCCTCTTCTGCCATGAGGCGACGGCGCTCTTCTTGTTCCTGTTGAAACATACGCTCTTCAGCGAGTAACTCTCGCTGCTCGGAGGCAGTCATGCCTCCGGAGATTTTAGGTGATCCGCCCATATGACTCCTTATAGTGGCCGCTCAATATAAGAGGGTCGTTTAGCGCGACCAATTGCTTCGGCACTTTCTAAAAGTTTTTGTTTTGTTTCAATAAACTCACGTTGTCTACGTTCGTTTTCTTTAGATAGTTTCAGGCGCTCGGCTTCGAAGGAAGTTTGTGCGCTTGTTGCTTGTGATGAGAAGACATCTATGTCAGTCAAGGCGGCAGCATACTTGCCGAACGTTGTTGATAGGGTCTTTTCGTAAATTTCTGCTGGTGTTTTTCTCTCACCTGTCGCTGACAGATAGCGAAGGGGTTGCTCTTTATTCCGCACTGATTTTCCAAAGCCCTCAGGCTTTAGTGCAAAGCCGGGAACAAGAGCCTTGAATTCGGCCACTGTTTTAGCTTCCTCTACCGCCTTTCGCTTTTGTGCCTGCTCTGCCTGATAGAGAAAATTAGAACCCTTTCCACTCCTCTGGTTTGTTTCAAGCCACTGCTTCTTGGCCTTGGCTAAGTATTCTGCCTCTGCCTTGGTGTACTTGCTTTCAACCGAACCCCTAAGAGTTTCCTGTTCGATTTTTGCGGCCTCTACCTTTTTAAGGTATCGGTCAGAAACATCTTGATAGAAACTCATTAGGGGTGTTCTGTCGATGGGTGAAAAGGATGTTTGCCGTAGCTTATCCGTTTCCGAATACAGGGTGGCAAAGTCCGTTTTACCACCCTGTAGAAAAGCTTCAAGCGTTTTATTATATGCTGCAAATGGATCAGCCATGCTTTAGTTCCTCCTGCTGTTTCTTAATGATGGATTCAAGCTTGGCTACGATATCCAACTTACCAGCCTGATATGCTAAAGCTCTGGCTAGGTATTCACTTGTTTGATTTGGGTCGTATTGGTTTGTCGGAGAGATCAATTCCCTCAGCAGGGGAATCCACTCCGGGTCTAGATAGGGATACTTTGATTTCATTTAGTTCCTTTTCCAGAACGGTCATCATTGCATAGAGTTGTCTAGCGAGTCTGGAAAACTCTGAGGCAGACATAGGAAGACCGCGATCTAATTTTGTTTTTAGTGTCTCTTCAATCATAGGATAGTACAACCTCCTGCAGTGCATGCGGGTTCATGAGAAGCCTTTGTTTCGTCTTCCTTCTCGTACTGCTTAAGAAGAGAGAAGTCAACCTCAACACGTGGGAAGTTATTGTACTCTTCCTCTGTGATCGGCTCAAAGGGAGCTTGCTCATAAGTATGTTCTGCCTTTGGTAGAAATGACACACCGGAGATGTAGTCAAACTGCTCGTAGACAGAAGCACCAAGTCTTAAGAATTCGTCATCAGTATAGTTAATCGTCACCGATGGCTTGTGTTCGCAGTAGTAGTCTGCGTAGATGCGCCAAAGGATTAGATGTGTGTATGCGTCCAAATCCTGAGTTGTCTTACTACCCGGAGCAGACTTCATTGCGAAGGAGAAGACGGCTGTTGAGTCTGGGTTGTTTACACAATCCTCGACTGGAACACCCTGATCCTTCATCAGATGATACATTGGATCTTTCTTATCCAGTCTCACGCGACGAATATAGTAGGGAGCATAGGGTGGATGAATACCAGATGAGCACCCGGCTAGGCATGAGGTTGTACCCTCTGGCTTTACACAAGTAATGGCCTTGCTTGGTTCGGTATCTAGCTTGTTAGCCCACTCTACGTTGATGTCCTGACTAGCCTGTCGGATATCCTGAAGGAATCCAATCAGCTCCATTGGGCTGGTCTGTCCAGCCGTGAACATGTTGTCGAAGATTCCGGTCATGCTGACACCAAGAAGACGCTCCTCCTCGCAGTTCTTCTTCCACTCGGGACGAAGATATGGGAAGTATGTAAACTTTGACTGAACGGTACCAATGATGGTGGCCTGTTCGATCTTTCGTCTGATGTCCCGCTTACTGTCGTTTGGCTTGACAACAATCGTTGATAGGTTGCAAAACTCCATGGGTCTGAGAATAATCTCAGAGCATGGGTTTGTTCCTAGATATACTCCCTCTGGAACGGAGCGTCCTACACGTGAGCAGACACTTTCGAGTGCCTCGCGGTTTAGAATGCCGCGCTCTCCACTGAAGGAGTTGTACAGGGATGTCCACTCCTGCATGAACTTTCCAAGGCTTGGCTTCTCTGCGTATACGGCTGAGTTGTTTGCCAAGGCGCGGTAAGAGTGGCTCTGCCACCAGTTGCCGCTCTTGCAGTCTGCCATCTCACGATCCTCAAGATCGCTGAGGGAGATCATCGCTGAACGACGAACACCACCAACGATTACAGACTGAGCAATGACGCAGCAGATGTCGTGGCACTCAAGGCTTGATAGCCGTCTGCCCTTGGCCTTGTAGAAAGTGTTCGTGATGAACTTGAACACAGCCTCAAGTGGTCCGGGACCAGACGCGCGACCACCGAAGGTCTTAAGTCTGGCACCAGCTGGTCTAACCTGTGTTGTATCCCACGTTGGATGAATGCCGTGATAAAGACAGATCAGTAGATTCTTAAGTGCATCGCACCAACCCTCGCGGGAGTCCTCTACGGTGATGATCGTCTCTGGCTTACGTTCAATGTGGTTTGGAATCTGTGGTAGTTTGCTGACACATCGTCTCTCGACGCTGTAACCAACACCAGTACCACACATTAGGATGTACTGCAGCTCAGAGAAAGCTTCGATGGCATCAATCTCTAGGTATGAGCAGTTGTATAGTGCGGTATGGTCTCTATCCAGTGCAGGACCAGCGGTCATAAGGGCACGCATGGATGGGAATACCTCCCGATTCAGTACGGCTTCCTTGATGTCCGGTCGCGTGGCAAGCTTTGGTTCCTTCGTGGTGAAATAGTTCCACCAACGATCTACGGTCTCCTCCCATGTTTCACGACGCTGTTCTGATTCCATCCATCTGGCATAACGACTTAGTGCGATAAAATTCTCGAATGTGTTCATAGTTACTTTACGTTTGTTGAGCCAAAGCCGCCCGTGTTTCTCAGGGTTGTGCTCAGTTCCTCAACGGTTACAAAGGACGGTGTGAAAAATGGAGTGAATAAAAGTTGTGCAATCCGGTCGCCATCCTCAACGACAAAGACTGAAGTTCCTTCATTACGAAGTAGTACTTTAACTTCTCCACGATAATCCGGGTCAATAAGTCCCGGTGTATTAGCTACGGTAATTCCATGCTTTAACGCAAGACCTGAGCGGGGGAGTACTAAGGCACAGACGTTTTCAGGAAGAGCTAACTGAAGACCAGTTGAAACAATAGCTGTTTCATTTGGCTGAATCTTAATAGACTCATAGATGTCTGCTCTTAGATCAAAGCCTGCTGCCTGTGTTGTCCCCCTGCTAGGATAGCCGTGTCTACCTGTCTTGATGTAGATGTCTGTATCCCTAAAGAAGGTCTCGCTACTTACGTTATAGTTATTTGGGTTATTAAAAGTTGTTGTTTGTGTGTTATATTCGTCCATGTCTTTTTTCCTAGCTCTAACTCAGGGACTACTCGTATGGGTGCCATGGGGTGTCTTCCCCATCCCGTAGGATTCTGACGCACCGACCCATAGTAATGGCATCCTCAAGGGTGTATGGGTTCCCGTCCCGGTCCTTACGGGTTTCGTACAGGCTCAGGACGAGTGCGGTGTGGTTCTTTGGGCTTGTTCCATTTAGCAGCTTCTCTGCCTTCTTTGGTCCAAGCTTCCAGATACCCGGAATATTATCGGTGCTGTCGCCTGTGATCCACTGACGGTGGAACCAGTAGTCAGCCTCTTCAACAGTGGTATATTCAACCTCTGTTAACTCAGTTGAATCATCTAATCGTGGTTGCCACGAATAACCCGGAATCTGTTTTAGATCCTTGTCAATGGTGACGCATATAGCCTTGAAGCCAGACTTGTAGATACCCATCAGATCGTCGGCTTCGAGCCTGTCCTGAGCTGCAATATCGTAGTTATCACGAAGAAACTGCATAGCATCGCTCAAGCAATCTGGTCTAGGTCTATCTTCTCTGTGCTCTTTGTAACTCGGTAGATAATCTTTTCTGAAGTTATCCTTGCGGGAGCACGATAAAGCAATGACAACGGAATCAATGTTTGGTGGTGTCCACCTAATAACATCATCTCGAAGTCGATCTTCAAGCCACTCATGTCCCTCCTGATCTGCCCAGAACGCTGCGCGATATGCGATGATATCGCCGTCAAGAATAGCTGTATTAATACCAAGCATCTAGAAAGCAACCCTTCTCTGCGGCAATTTTAAACCACAGATTTAATTGTTTGAGTTCGGAACAGTTTATTAAGATTGATCGTCTCTCAATGTTTGCAAGATGGGTTTGAGTGTACTCGTCTAGCTTTGATGAGATTTCACGAACGGTTATGTTATTAAGTTGGTCATACAGAGTATATCCCGAAACTTCCTTAATAACCTTGTCGTATACCTTACCACGAATCCAGTTTAGTTCGCCCATACAGCCACGACTAAGCAGATCTGTTCCGTTAAACCAATCGTTGGGTGCCTCGACGTACTTACCGTCTTCCCACGAAATCATTGCAATTGTATCAAGACCCATCAATCCTCCTCTTCGTTAAAGAGATCCTCGAAGAACTCATCTAGCGTCATAGCTTCATCTCGCTTGGCCTTGGTACAGCCTAGGCAGTCGCAAGTAGCGTATGCGCTTGGGCTTATTCCCAACCAGATTGGAAGCCTATCGACCAGCTTTGCATGGAGATCCTCGACTACACCTTCGTTCTTGACGATCCAGTCAAACATCTGCACGTAGTCTTTGTGTCCATCCTCTGTCAGGTTTGCCATGACCTCTGACTCATGCTGTCTCCACTCTCCAGACTGTTCAAACAACTCTCTGGAGCCGCGACTAAGGAAGACGGTTACAGCTCCGCTTGTTCGTCCAAAGTTAAGCTCATTGAGGTATCTGCAATCGTCAACAATGACAACGGTCTCCCGCCATAGCTTGTTTTCGTCTTGCGAGTTCTTGGAATCCTTATCCAGAAGTTCCTTCCACTTCTTCTTAAAGAGATTTAACCAGTAATCTGGATCTTCTTTTCGCTTACCTTCGCCAATATCCTGACAATACTTGCGGTATCCGTGAGGATCTGTATCCTTGGATAATCCAGCTGCGGCAGCTTCGTCCTTGATTGACTTGGCAAAGGGCAAAATAACTGGCTTGAAATCATTTTTCTTGGCGTAATCGTAGATGAACTCAGCTGCGGTTGTCTTGCCGACTCTGGCTTGACCGGATAGTAAGATTGTTATCATAGTATTTCCTGTATAGATCTGCGGGTAGAAAGCAATCTGGAAGATTAAAAAGTCTGCACACATGCGTTGTGCAATTACGTGGTCGTGTGAGACCTATAAAGCGACCGATGAAGATGTGAAAAACCAAATCCCATGCGTTTGCTTCTGTGTAACTGGCAGCGTCTGTAGTTACATCAAGCACGGTCATATCATCGGGTACGGGCATCTCAACTTTATCTAGAAGCTTAGCACCAATCTTTTCCAAGCCGTGCAGATTGTATATCTTGCATGTACTGTTGATGGTGCCATCGTTTAGTTTTCGACCACTACATAGAACATAGTGGTACTCTCTGTGTTCGGTTTCCAGAATTACACCAACATGCGTAACCCCTCTATACCCAATGAATTTGGCGAGGTAGCCCAGATATCGTCCCTGTAACTTCTGAAAATCGTAGAATCCTATGTATGCTCTAGTGGGTTTCAGACCAGTTGTTTCCAATTTTGTACTCCGCGTTGATTGGCATTAGGATTGAGAGACGCTTGCCTGCTTCAATAGCTGCGTCTGTGATGATCTTTCCTGCCTCTTCTGCAATATTGGCTGGGCAGGAAAACTGGAGTTCGTCATGCACATATGCAAGTTGCTTGACAACGTTGTAACCAAAGCGCTCTCGCAATCTGTTGTTGGCTAGGATCATCCAATACTTTGACACGACGGCACCGCTACCCTGAAGTAGGGTGTTGAGTGCAGCGTGTGCGCTACGTACTGGTGCAAGCCTACCGTCAACCAACTGCACTGAGCTTCGCTTGGCAACCTGAAACTCTACATCCTGCTTTACCTTAGCTAGTGCTGGCAACTCCTTTAGGAACTTGGCCTTGAGGGCCGCACCCTGCTTCGAGGAGCCACCGACAATCTTGCCAACCTTTGCATCCCCTGCGCCATACAGGAAGCCGTAGATGAAAGTCTTGGCGTTGTTGCGTGTCGGCAACCCAGCCTTCTGTTGGTTGTGTGTATGGATGTCACCGTTAAGGATGACATCGGCATACGCACCGTGATCGTGTGGTGCCATATAGTGAGCAAGCATTCGTAGCTCAAGACCGCTTAGGTCAGAGCCAAGCAAAACTTCCCCATCATGTGGTATCCATAACTCACGGGCACGGTGATCCCCAGATACCTGAGCGACATTTGGTTGAGAGTGTGTACACCGTCCAGTTGCAGCACCCTGAACATTGACGAAGCCGTGGATACGGTTATCGCGACTGTAGGAAGCCCGTGAAACCCAGTCATCCACCTGACCCATCAACTTCTGGACATCAAAATACTCAACAAGCTTCTTGGCTTCCGGATAGTCTAGCTGTCCTAGGATGGTAGCATCGACATTTGGATTACCGTTATCGGTCTTTGGTGCAACCCAACCATACTTGTCAAACAGACGCTCGGCAATTTGCTTGCGAGAACCGGGATTGAATGGTTCAACCAAGTCCTTAAGCTGCTTGCCTGTCTTGTTTGAGAAGCGGTGAGTAATCTTGTCCGGAAAGATTGTACGCATCTCATCCTCTACCGTTGCCTTGAACATCAGCAAGTCATGCTGAAGCTTCTCTGCCGACTTGAGGTTAAATCCAAAACCATTCGACTGCTGCTGCGCTACTACCGCGCTTGCAAGAAACTCTAGCTGAACGATCTTTTCGTACTTATTGTCTGCAATCCACTTCTGCTGATACTTGTAGATATCGTGGGCAACATGCACATCCTGAATGCAGTAGGTTATCATGTCATCCGTAAGCTCTTCCCACGTACCTTGATAGCTTATCTTTTCGTTTCCTAAGAACTTTCCCCAGTTCTCAAGAGAGTTGCCACCAAGTGGGTGGTTGGTTAGATCTGGATGAATGAGCTTGCTAACCACAAGGGAGTCGTAGATCTTGGCTGAACCCCTGTAACCAAGCATTCGCTTGAGACACTCAAGGTCAAAGCCGTAGAGGTTATGACCGATGAGCAGGGTTGCCTTGTTTAAGTAGGCGAGAAACCCTGTGAAGTCCGTCCATACCTTCACCTCATCGGTGTCGATATTCTTCGTAACAACGACGTGAACCTTTGAGCATTCCCTTACGGGGTTTCCCTTATTGTCTAGGGTCAACTCCATTAGCGAGTTGGATTCGATGTCGATCACCAGACGCATTGAACCTACCATCTCTTTCTGCTAACATTTCGTCAGCCATCCTGCAGATCTCTTGTATGGTTTTTGGCTTGGCTGCATCCCGTGTTGTACCGGGGTGCAACGACATTCCAAGAATGGAAGAGGCATACATATCCCACGCCATTACTCGACAGATATCAAACTGATCCATTTGCTACAGGTTGGAATACAACCTCTCCATCGTCATTTGTTGCCCAATCAATCTCACGAAGACGCCCGGTGGTGCGGTCGTAGAACAAGGCACTTGCTATGCCAGCTCTGCCAGTTAGGCGATTCTTTAGGACACGTATGATCGTGGTGTTTGCTAGAGTCTGGTCTTGATTCTGTCGATCACGCTCAAGAGCGATAACCGTATTAGGTACAGATGCCAGAGCACCAGAACCACGAAGATCCTGAAGCGTAATCCTATCGCCTTCTTCATATGCTTTGTCCGTCTTCTTGAGTTGAGAAACAATGTCAACGTGAACACCAGTACGAACAGCTAGGGACCGTAGTTCCTTCATCAGGGTGTCGATGATGATTCGCTCTGAACCACCACCTTCGATATCCTTGTCGGAAGTACCCATGAGTCCTGCAGCTGCTGCCGTAATGTGATCAAGCACGATGACATCCACTTTAAGGGATACGGCCATGTATTCCATTCTTGCCAGAAGATTTGCCATGGCGTTGTTGCCAAGGTGGTCGTAGATATACATGCTTGTTGATGCAAGCTTCTTCTTGGCCTCCAGATACTCATCGGAGGAGAAGTCATTGCTCAACAGTTCGATGTCAATGGGCTGCTTGCCCATGCGGACACGCAGATCATTCATCATCTTGGCAGCATTGATGGCACGTACTGGCTTGTTAATCATCAATGAAATCATGTCATCCATTGTCTCCTGAGGAGACTCTTCCAACATGATTGCACCGACAGATCTACCTTCCTCAAGGTGATGATACATCAGCTCACGAAGAATGGTGGACTTACCAGACCCGGTACCAGAAGCCCACAGGGTGATCTCACCGGAGCGTTGTCCGATGAGAAACTCAGATAGCCTATCGAACGGGAATGGGTATACCCGACATTGAAGATTGTCGGTTGCCTCAACAACCTTTGAGATATGCAGAATCTCGTCCGGGCTGTAGACCTGAGCTTCCCAGATGGCTGAGACAACGGCCTTACCCTGATTGGCTACGATGCACTCGTTGGCATCCTTGAGAGGAAGCTTGGCGATCTTGCACTTGCCGGGTGGAAGGATCTCGCTGATAGCCTTTGCTGCCTCCTGCCCTGCATCGTCCATGTCGAAGCATAGCACAACCTCCTGATAGGAGGAGACAAATTCTAGGTTATCCTTGATGGACTTGATAGCCGATTGTGCTCCGTTGGGTACGGATACAACAGGCCAAGTACCACCAAGAAGCTGACACACTGTCATGCAGTCGATCTCGCCCTCGGTGATGACAAGACGCTTGCCAGCTGTCTTCCACAGATGCTGACCGAATAGCTGAACACTCTTCGGTGACCCCTTCCAAGCGAATTGCTTGTTGGGTCCACGAATGTGCTGCGCCACCAGTGTCCCATCCACTGAAAAGTAATTGGCAATCTCTACGTCGTTGTTGTTGACATGGGCAATCTGGTAACCATACTGCCGACAAGTCTTCTCGTCAATGCGACGATGAGGCAGATCAGAAAAAGATCCGCTCAGCTTATTGAAGTTTGACGTTGGTTCTGCACTCACCTTGGTTCCTTTATGATAGCCACAGCAATAACAATGAACATGACCGTCGCTGTAGACGGCCAAGTTATCTCCACTGTTGTCACCGCCCATTGCGGCACAACGTGGACATCGGTCTCTAGAAACTACAGTTGACTCATTCAACGTTTCCATTAAGTTCTTTCTTGTAGCATACAACTTCACCAGTTGCAATGTCATGGAGGAAGTCAAGAAGACCGTCTATCATTGCTTCCTCATCTGTAAGCAACCCGTAGGGATACGACTCCTCAAGCAGCTTGATTTGTTCCTTCAGTAATCTTACGTCAATATTAGCGCGTTTCATAGCTTCACAAAAATTCCATCCTGATTTGTATACCAGACTTCCTTGAACACCTCGGTTACCCAGCCGTGACAATACTTGCATGGCTTTGCCATTCCAACTTGTCCAGTTGGTGTGATTCGAAGATTGATCAGAACGCAGTCCTTTGCCAGAGTCTTATCCAGTTCCATGAAGGCGGCAAGTTCCGAATGAATGGTCGGATACTTGTATCCAAGTTTCTTGGCGCGGGGGTGTGTCTTCTTCCTGTTTTCCTGTCCAACAGAAACGATCTTGTTTCGGTGGGTTATGATGGAGTAGTGTGTTCTACTGGTTGGAGGAAAAAGCTTGGCAAGTTTAACGAGATCCGTCAGGTTCAAAGCCATAGTTAGTTAACGCTTTCCATGAAATTGGAAAATACTTGTTGCATAAGTTGCCGATGGCGGCAGCGTATTCTTGAACTTCAAGTTGAGAGTGCGGGTCTGAGCGAAGATTGTACATACGAGACCACGCATATAGAGATCCAGTCCAGATCCAATCGGTCATCATCGCCTGAGGCAGAATTGCACGTGCCTGTTCCGGGCAGATGTTATCGTCTAGCATCTCCTGATAAACCTGAGCTGCGTGATTACATAGATTCTCAAGCTTTGTTCGGTAAAGCTGAGACTTTGGGTTGGTTGTAGAAGCCGACCCCTGCTTAACATTATCCGCCTTGTCTCTGAAGTTATCCGGAAGGAAAAACGTCGGAGCATCGGATACATATCTGCGTGATACCTCGTTCCACGAAAACCCAACCTGATGCTTTGCAAGTTGTCTTGCAATGAAGATTGGAGCAGATACCCGAACCTTAAGCACACAATGGGAAAATGGACTCCAGTGATTGTGCTTGGCAAGATAGCCAATCAGTCTCTCGTTCTGGTTTACTGTAAACAGATCGGCTGATTTGTTCATGCTGACTCTAGCAGCATCACAAACAGCATCGTCGCACCCCATGTGATCTACGTATTGAATCATGTTTCTCCTAATTAGCGACGGCGCTTGGCAACGAGACCAGCAAGACCAAGAAGTGCAACAACTCCGGGGGCGGGAGCAGTCATTACGAAAGCACCGCCAGCGGTATTACCAACAAAGGTATTAGGAAGCTTTCTCCAATCACCCCAGTTGTACTGTCCGTTATCGTCAGTAAACCAGAAGTCATTAACAGCCTGACCCTGAGACCAGACAAACTGATCGCCGCCAACATCGTTAAGTGACGCGCCGATGTTCATGTAGTAACTACCAGCTGACAGTAGCTGAGTAAACTGAACGGTAAACTCGTATACGGGCTGACCGAAGAAGTTGTAATCACCAGTCTTTGCGATGGAGACGTAATCCATGGACATGGACTGTGAAATGACTTGCTCATCAAAGCTTGGAGACCAGATAACGATATCAAAGCCGCTGATGTTAGAGAGACCCTGACCGTTGAAGCCATTCATTGATCCCCACCACTTGATGGAGGAGGTCGTGTAGGTGTCTTCAAGATCGAAACCCTGCGCTCCGCTCTGAGCATAGGTATATGCACCATTGGAACTAAACGCATCGGAGTAGAAACCAACGGTATCAATAACAGGGTTATTTACCACAACGAAATCTGCATTTGCTGCGGCGGTGAAAAACAAAACGGTAGTAGCAATCTTAATCATGTTTTTTCCTTAAACTAAATCCCAGTTCTTTGTGGAAAAGTTCCACTTAAAATAAGTACCACAGGGCGAAGTGATGAATAGATCCTTGTTATTTGGCTTGTCGTAACAATCCCAGCCGTGGTCTTTGGCAACCGATTCCTTGGTTGCATAGTAATAAGTTACTGGCTTTACTGCCATTTCGCAGAACTTACGACGAGCAGAGTCTCGTTCATCCTTCAGGAACTTATTAATCTTAGTGAGTGAATCAATAATAATTTCTTCTTTAGTCATTACTCATCTCCATATTGAGCCTTTGCACAAATTAAACAATCGTCATGGTGATTTACAGGCGTATCCCAACAACCACATAGACCGCAAAGCCTGTAACCCCGATCATACAATGCTTGCTCTCTTGGCGTAAGCTCGTTAGTCATTGGTGTTCTCCTTGAAAGCTTTCTTACAGGCTTCCTCAGTAATCCCCAAGAGATTGAAGAAGTTACGTAGTGACATGGATTCTCCTTGAATACCAACACAACCATCATACCAGCCACCTATATCTATACGGTTAGCTGAAGGAGTCCACGTGATCTCAACACCATCAGACCACTCCCCTCCCCACTGAGGTTTACCTTGTGGTATCGTCAGCGTCTTAGGCATTTACAGATGCTCGTGGTATCTTTCAATAATCTCTGCAATTTGGTTAAAGCTGTGCTTTTTAACATTATCGACATAAGGTCCAGAAGCCCCATCATTAAGGGTTATTAACTCTGGCATATCCTTGTCGCGGAAAAATCCGCTGTAGTTCTTAGCACTAAAGCCAGCCCAACGGGCGACTTCCTTTGGAAGGTGACCTTCCGACTCATTGAAAAGGATTACCGAATCAACACCAGAAGGAAGCTTGGGAAGAAATGTGTCTTCTGGCTTTACCTTCTTGGTCTTGAGAGCTGGCTTCTTCTTCTTTCTTCGATCCTTATTGTAGAGGTCGCAAAGAACTCCAAGGCAGCAGTATGACTTGGAGCCATCCTTATTAACCTGACACAGGGAATTACGTCCCTGCCTATAGCGTCCAGAGGTGAGAGCATCAAGCCACAGATTAAGAACAGTCTTCCTCATTGTTTAACTCCTTATCGCCAGTTTCGTCTTTGCTTTTCATCCAAAGGTGAGAACATTGGGTTGTGGTTGGATAGGATCTGGAGAATCTCAAAGCGTAACGCATCACGTTCTTCCAGAACCCTAAGGTATTCCTTTCGGTAGAGGTCGTTATCCGCCTCTACACCCTTGTTCCAAGTCTGTAGAACATCGTATGCGTTTTCCTGTGCAACCATTCTAAGATGCATCTTGTCAAGCTTTGCTTGTAACGCAACGACCTCACCACAATATTGCGTTGTCTTCTGATCTCGTGCACAACCGCCAGATTGCAACCGATCAATCTCATTAGCCGCATCAAGCATAATCTCGGCAAGGTTGTCGATAGCAGCGACGTTATAGCTTACATGAGGCTGAATGCTCTTAGCCCAATTACGGAGTACAGTGGATAGGTTATTATCCATTCTTCTTCTTTAGATCCTTAAGGGTCATGGTGTACATGGACTTGGTTGCCTCGGCCTCAGCAATTCCATCCTTGCAGATCTGAATCTGCTTCTTGCGCTGCTCTTCTCGAAGAATACCAGAAAGATCAGAGGCGAGTCGATTTACGCGAGTAGCCGCATAGTCCTTTGCATCCGCAAGAGACATTCGATAGGCTCGTTTAATCTCCTCATCAGTCGCCTCTTCCATTCGCTTGATTCGCTCGTCTATCTCCTTGAAGTTTGCCCTGATGATCCACGCCGACAATCCGAACACAGAAACAACACTCGCACAGAAAATAATAGTATCCATATGATACTCCTTTCAACATCCCTGAGTGGATTCGAACCACTGACCAATAGCTTAGAAGGCTATTGCTCTATCCAACTGAGCTACAGGGATATAGTGATCCCGATGGGAATCGAACCCACAACTAACGGATTAAAAGTCCGCTACTCTACCAATTGAGTTACGGAATCTTAGTACCACAGGTGGGACTCGAACCCACACTACACGGATTTTAAGTCCATTGACTCTGCCATTGGTCTACTGTGGCCTGTAGTAGAAGGGGTGGGAGTCGAACCCACATGAGCGCGATTATAAGTCACGACCTTTTACCAAATCTATCAGGCACCCTTCCGTGAACGTGCGTTGTGGAGTCGCACCCCTCCAATTCATCAGAATGAAATATCTTGGTGGCAAAGATTATTAACTATCTTTTCAAGATCAGAGGCGTAAACGGTTGCGCTAATCTCGTCCATAGTAATTTGGATCATACCATTGTTATCACTGCTGCTGGTTAACGTAACGTTTTCAACATCGCCTGAATGAGTTCCAATTTTACCACTAATCTGCCATCCACCATAACCCTTATCAAACATGTTCGATCTCCACTGTAAAATATCCAGCCGACTTAGCCCACTCTTTGGTGGCTTCGATATAAACGATCTGTCTATCGTCCGTCCATAAACGGCCATTCATCAGATCAAAGATTGACTTTAGATAATTGTCAATATCAGGTCTTGGGTAGTCAAGTTTAGTTGACTTTGGTTTTTCTACACAGATCTTTACATAGACCTTTAGATCCTTATCGGTTGGAGAAACCCCATCCAGTACCTTGTCAAGGACTGGCTTGGCTTCCTCTCTAAATTCCTTGTATGTACCTGTGTAGTAACTTCCCCACCTACTCACCCGTGGCCTAGACGCGGCCACGGGTGAGATTGGGAACTTCCACTTCATCAGAAGGGAATCTCATCGTCCGTGATACCAGTGGTTGGGGAAGCCTCAGTCGGCTTGTTTGCGATTGGTGCATCTACATGTGCGCCAACAAACCCTCCCTCAACTGGTGAGAAACCGTTTGTCTTCTTCTCTCCGGTGTTGTTCTTCTGAACAATCTGAACACCATTGAGGTAGAACGACATTGACTTGGTTGCACCCTTGGTGATTACAACAGGGGCAAGCTTGAGTCGAACGACATCCTCTCCAAAGGGAACAACATCGGTGAAGTTTCCGGTAGCATCCTGACAAGGATATGCACCCTTGTCAACGTGCGACTTGCTCTTGAACTTCACGGTCTTGATGCCATCCTTCTCATACACACCGTTGATCTTCTTGACCCCATTGTCCTTTGCAATACCCATCAGGGTCTGCTCGAACTCGGAAGTAAGAAGAACGGTGATATTGTGGTTGGCGGAAGCATCACCGAACATGGTATCCGGCTTGAGAAGATTGCTCCACTTGACCTGAAGATTACCAGTGATGATGTTCTTGATACGATCAGCCATTCTCGACACTCTCCTTTGAAAGGTTGTCAATGTTCTCAATAACGAGACCGACTTGCTCACCAAGTTGGGTGGCAAAATCACGCATGCGGTTGATGTCCGTCTGCATTGCCACCAGATACACCCGAAGATCCTCCGCTGCGATTACTGGCTTCTGAACTTGCTCTTCCATTGTTTAGTAACTCCGATAGACGATTGATCGTCTGTTCCATTGCCGTCTCCCATTGATCGGTAGGAGACTTGATTGAGAAACCCGCTGCCGATTCCAACGGGAACATAAAGAGATGCAGAAGTTCGTGGATTAACGTTTCCTCCACGTTATACGCTTCGTCTGCATCCTTTGGGTGAAGTATCTGAATCAGGGATGTCATGTGGTTTGGGTCATAGGTATTCAATCCATAGACCTTCTGGTTGTCGGCATCATCCAACTCACCCGTTCGTGCCCACACAACCTTGATCGTCCAATGCTTCAGCCCAAGCCTATCCTGCCAATACTTGGCTCTCTTCCTGAGCTGAGTTAGGTTCATAGGTTCATCAACTCCAGATACGGATGACCATTGATCACAACTCCGCAAGAAACGATAGGCTTCTTGAGGTAGGCTGACCCATACTGCATTGCGGGGTGGAACCTATCGACACCGGAACCAACGTTCATTCCGAAGATTCTAGACGTTGGGCCTACAATCCAGTTGATTCCGGCAACGCTGTGATAGTGACCCATCACAACAGACTGAAGCCGCATCTTCGCGGCATTGATTGCCGGGTACATACCACCCGCACCAACTCCATGGTAGTAGTATACGTTGTCCATCTCGAACGAGTGAACCCAATCCCAGTTCTTGGTACGATAGACAGCCGAATACTCACGCAGATAGTGCCCCGGAATACCAGCATCTGCTGCGAGTCTTGCAACACGCTCATCGTGATTGCCAATGGTAACAACAGCCTTTGGGAATGCCTTGATCCACGTCTGAAGACACTCGGTTGCCAGATGGTATTCATCCATCGCTGCGGGATGCTCCGGATTCTTCTTGTGAAAGGAGATGGAGGCATGATCCACAACGTCACCGATGAACACCGTGGTATCCGTTCGGTACTTCTTCTTCACGTCGCGAACGAAGTCAAGGTACTGGGAGTGAACAGCTGGACAGTGAAGGTCTCCGACTACAAGCACTCGACTCATTTACGATTCCTATTCTTATACTCTTCTCGCCATTGATCAGCAAGGGATGGGAGAGGAGGACCATCCTTTTGCGGAATGGGAGCATACACGTTTGTTCCAGTCCCGTCAAAGTGGGACTGCTGGTGCACGTTCCACGAATCGTAGAGGTCGCCCCAACGATAGTGCTTTCCATTCAACTCAATCTTTTTCTTCGATGTAGATGTCGATTTTGACATGGCTTACCTTCTTTGCTTTCTTTAGGCCCAGATACTTTGCCAAGTATCCAAGAAATTGTTCGTGCATAAAGTTGGAAGAACACAGATACTGAAGGGTTACTTCAGTCTTCTTCTTGTCAACCATCGCCTTATACACTTCCTTTACCGCTTCTTCGATGGCACCTTCATTATCAATGATGCGAATCTTCAATGGAAGAAGTACTCGCTTTCTAAGACTTTGGTTATGTCCAGCGTACCAGTCTTGGGTACATCCGGCAGTTCAACACCAAGGTATTCCTCGAACTGGATCTTTAGATCTTCCAGAAGATTGGTACCGTGGAGCTTAACAAACTCTTCCTGCGTGATTGACCGCATGGTATCGACCATCGGTGCATGACAACCATACGAGTCGTGAATGAAGGCATAATCCTCCACCCCGCACTCGGACATCCTGTTGATTGTCTTCACCATGTGCGATGCGTCGAACGAGTGAATCACGTTGGGTGAGATACCATTCTTGGCACGACGTGGGTGAACGGCATACTTGTCGAACTCGGCAAACAAAACCTGCCGACGTTTGACAAGGGTGTAGATGTCAACCGATCTGGTTACGAGTGGATAGTACCTATGCCGAACAAGAAAACCAGTAGGGGTTTTCCAAGCAAGGTGTTTACCCATCTCAGCAGCAATATCGGTGACACTCTTGAGCCACAACTTTCCAGCATTGGGGATCTTGAGAAGATGATCCATTGCCTTGATGATGTGATCAGCGAGGTAGTTTGCGGCCTTGTGTCGTTGCTTGACATCAATGAAGAGGAGATTGCCATCGTTGACTAGACCATCCACGATACCACGCTTGGTGACACCATACGGGTCAGTCATCACGGCTCTCTTGACAACACCGCGACTAATCTTTCCATCCCAGTAGGACATCATGATTGTCGCCCAATCATCAATACCAACCTGTTCAGCCATGCTTGTTGTAACCTCTTCGGCAACAACAGAGTAGGCATCTCCCGGCTTCTGTGCCGGAAGTAGGTTGACCATTGAACCAATCACGGGGTCTCTTGCAATGGCAGCCCAGTGCTGGATACCATTGCATGAACCATCCATACCCACGGGAAGTTGAGTCATACCGTCCGTTCGAAACAGCTCGAATACGGCAGCAAGACGTTGGAAGGATTGATTCTTCTTGGGCTTATCATCAGCCCACAACCTGATGTTTGCGTATGGATCTTCGTTGATGGAACGAAGCATGGACATGTTGTTATCAACCCATTCGATTCTCTTTGCGAATGGAAGCTTGTCCTGATCAAACAGATTTGCCACGTGAATCTTAAGCCAATAAGATCCACGGGTGGTCTGCTTCATTGGGTTGGCAAACATAAGAAGAGACTTGTCGTGATCACCAGATTGCGGTGACAGAAGATCCGACAAGGCATAAGCCCTGCCACGGAAGTCAAATGTCCAACCGTGGTAGAAGTAACCATGTCCGATCATGTCTGCGGCAATCTTCAGTCGAAGGTGCATTCTGACAGTATCGTTGATGCGTCTGAACCAATCCTTCCACAGGGTGATTCTGACAGACTCTTCGGTATTGGTATCGCTGAACAACTTCGGATCAGGCTCGAAGGGTGGGAGGTTTCCAACCCTAGTATTGTTCTCGAACAGATCCTTCATGATCGTATACACACGCTCGTTGACGCACCACTCCGTTGCCATCAACTTGTTCAGCGCGTTTACACATTCCTCAGATGGTTCAGACCCACTATACTTTGTCTTGTAGTTCTCGTCCTGAAAGTACAGGTAGGACGATGATACGATTCCCTTGCGAAGGTGAGGTGAATGTGTTCCACCACACTCCGTAAGGGTATGACGCACAGGAGGAACAATCATGGGAGCGTAGATAATCTTAGCCATTGACATGAGTTCTTCATGCACGGAGTTGAGATTATCAACGATTGAATCAGCTGGCATTAGCCATGTGGTTCTGTTTCCCTTGTTGTCGTAACTGTGACGCTCGACACATAGACCAACACGAATGAGAACCTCAATCAGGTGGAGACAAAGAGTCTCTCCCTCCTTCTTGGGGATTCGACAGTCGCTACTAGTTGAGTGTGTCTTGATAAACTCCTGCATCTGTCTACGAGTCCAGTTCTTACCAAGAGACCTTGAAGCAATGACCCAAGCACCAGAGTGGTCTTGCCTAGACTGGTGGAAGGTACTTGCAAGTTCAAGATTGACACGCATGTGCTTGATGATCGACTGGATCTTTGGAAGTGACCCATCAACAAAGACGAAATCAAGATAAGTAGAAACAATAATCGCAGCTACAGTTCTTGATCCAAGTTTGTAGATAGGGGTAATCCAAGGAAGATTTCTCTTCTTGAGTTCAGACAGGTATTGTTCAATGGCTTGTTCGGTAAGGCCAACAAAGGCATAGCACATGTCCGTCTCTGGAACTCCGAGAGCACGATTACGCTCTTCACGATAATCCATTATGGACTTATCGGCCATGGCTTCTTCTATAACAGCATTGAGATTAAGTTTATGGTTCTTGTTCTCTTCTGCTATCCATTTTCTACCATAACAGAGGTTATTCATCTTGTATTCTTTCTGTTTTGGTTTCAGTTTATGGATTCGCAACGCGCGATTCCTAGCCCGGAATCAGGGACTGCTCGTACAGAAGTTATCCACAATCCCCGAACTCTTCGTCATCATCCTCAATCGGAAACTCATCCTCGAAGAGTCCGGTATCCATCAGCGAATCCGTATCCACCCAGTAGTCCGTGCAATGGTACTCGTCAATGAACGAATCCCAGTCACAGTTATCCCACCCATCACGGTCATCATCATCAATCATTTTGTCCTCCTCAGTCAGCAGGCTGACGTTGTGCGGTTGCGAATGCGGAATAGACGATCTCCTTAAGAAGTCGCTTTCCAGCCTCAGACTCAAGGTACTCGGCAACAACATCCGGAATAACATTCTCAACCTCGGTCGAGACATGATCCCCGATAACCGAATCGGTCACACTATTGGCAACAGCGTCTTCAACAAGAGACTCAAGGTCGTACTCAATATCGCTACGGAAATCACAGACGGCGGTATCCACAGCCTCGCTAATCTCATTCTGAAGGTCACGAGTAACCTGTCGAATAGTCTCCTCAAGAATCTCTTCCTTGGTTTCACTCAGAAGATCTGACGAGAAGTCCTCAAGCTTAGTCGAGATCATACCATTGAGACCCCAGATAAGATCGTAGTCCTTATCGGGCTGAAGGTTGACGGCGCGGGAAACAGCATGCTCAAAAAGATTACTCATTATTATCTCCAATCATGATCCAGTAGTAGACGGCACAGCAAGTAAGAAGAACAACGAAAGACAGAAGGATGGTATTATCCACGGGAATCCTTGAGGAGGTGGACAACAAAGAGTCCAGCATCTACCGGACAGGCAAACCCATCAACCAAGGCACCGTTGTAGTAGACATTCCACCAAGTATTCTCGTAAGAGATAGTGTACTGCTTATCGGTCTCCATCTTCAGACTCCTCTCGGTAGAATCGAATCACAGCAGCCGCTTCACGCAGAATCTTGTAGTTATACTGCGTGGGATAGTCAGACTCAAGACGGCGAAGCAACAGATCAATATCAATCTCATCCAAGTTGCACATCGTAGTTCTCCGTAAAGTATTCGACAAGGGTTTCAATGTCACGCTGCACTGCGAGACCGTACAGATAGTCATACAACTCGGCAGGCATGTTGGTCAACTCTCGCTTGCCATCGGGCACACTGCTGATCCAGAAAGAAGCCTCTCGGGTAGTGCCGCTGAAGAAGAAAGACCGACGAAGATTCAGGGTAAAGATACCGAAGTACTTACCATCACGGTAGATACTGCAGTCAATGTAGTAGAAATCAGACGTGCGGCACATCACATCGCTATGCGTAATCTTCACTGATCACCTCCAAAGGTTTGCAACCACTGCATGTACTCGTTCTTCAGGTCCGCGATAAGATCCTCCTCATCGTCGGTAAGCCAGTAGTTGTTCTCAACCCACGACAACCACACATAATCAGACGTACTGATCCCAGTCATCATCTTCTGCTGAATGACATCCGAAATATAGGTACTACTCATTGTGGAATCCTTTCGACAACTGCCATTCCAAGAAACTCAGAGTCACGAACAACAATACCACCAGAAACCCGGTGAAGAGTGAGGCGAATCAGATCCTCGGCAACAACCTTCTCAACCCACACGAAGTTTCCTCCCCAGTTGCTGGAGTAGTTTGAAACCTCTTCCTGAAGACGATTCAGGCATCCATCCATGGAGCCGTAGAAGTGCAGGGTATTGGAAATGGACTCGTCAACACCGTACACCAGAGACAGAACATATCCACTCTTCATGTTACTCCTTTACCGAACAATCTTCGGCGGTGATGAACACGCTGCGCTGATTCAACTGAAGTTGAATGCTTGCGATGATACGCTTGTAGTTGAAGTTGTCCGAGCATACGGTGCAGACAACCACGGGTTCACGAATGACATCCCCGTTGTACTTCCACCAACCATTGCCATCGACAGTCGTTGCTCCACCGCACTCGTGGACAATCTCCTCAACGATGCTCTGGACAATATGATCGGCACGAACAGCTGGGTTTCCACTATCGTCGGCAATGTACTTTGGAATGTAGATGGTATACTTAGTCACGTAGTAACCCTGTAGGTAATCGGTTCCATGGTCAACACTCGAAGAACCTTCTCGTTCACAGCCATTGCACCATAGGATGCAACAAAGGCATCCGGATTCTCACGCGCCAACTTGAAGAGATCCTCCGGATTCTCATCATCATACAGATCAATCTCCAACTCAATGAGATTGACGGAGGTTTCAAGCGTTTCGATATACATCTTACGAGCCATTGTATTCCTTTCGAACCTTCTCGCGGTATTCCTTGGTAGAGTTGCGGAGATGTCCCTTCGGTCCACCATTATGGATACCCGCAATGGTCGAGAGATTCCAGTTAGGCGCATACCGAGACATATACGCGATCACAACCTTGCGTGCATACGCCTCGTTGAAACAGTCGGTATACTTTCCACCGATGGATGGATCGTATTCAAGAGCGTCCTTCCAGTAGTCATGATGAATCTGATATGGGCCAATAGCCTTGCCCTTATCACCAACGGCATTGTCGTTGCCACTACTTTCGACCTGACGGATGGCTGACAGATAGCCGTTTACATCCGTACCACTTGGCGGGGGAACAAGACACAGCAGAAGGGTCACGAACATTCGATGTCCTCCAAGGAAAGACAGACAGTTGGAACAATCTCATCAGCATTCACGTTACCCATACACAGAGACTCAAACTGCTCATCATTGATGCACATGATGGTGCAGCCGTTGATCGTACTCCACGTCTGACCGTCAGACAGAACCACAATAGTTCGCATTGAACCACCTCTGGGGAATGAAGACAGAACCGTTCCAGACAACGCCGTTATGATACCACACATGGTCGCGCTGATAGATGCGACCACAGTTGAATGCGCCAAGGATGGCATTCAGCCTAGACTTGGTGGTGGCAGTTTGCCAGCCACGGTCAGAGATGAACAGACCATCCGCCGAGAACTTGGCAATAGCATGACCGTGAAGATATACAACACCACCGCAGACGATGGTATTTCCACACTTCATCCCGGTCTCATTCCGCACAGCCTTGATCATCTTACGTTCAACCACGCGCATTGTTGTTCTCCTTGAAACAATCCCAACCATACTCCTCAGCAACCTGTTCGACACTAGTTGCGATGTGATTTAGACTGTCAAGTTCGGAAAC